ACGAGCAATTTCCTCAAGCACCCAAAATCTAGGTATGTCTCTCCCCCTATAAAGGAAGTCGATGACTGCCACAGTGAGAGATAGTATTAAGTTGTTAAATGTTTTCATCCAATCGCGTATGCTAGTGGTACTAGTTTAACTAGAGAAATCCCAATGATACCAAAGATGATACTTGCTGATACAATTGTATGTCTTTCCACTGTTTCAAATGTTCAAATGACGTAACTATTTATAAAGTAAATTGAGTATTTACACTTAGTCTTGTTCGGATTTCCTGTCATGTTCTTGCATCAATCCTGCAATCATTCCACGACGAAATTCCCATGTCTGTCCGCTTGTAGAACCTTTGCATGGGTTGATGCATCTTTCATCACCATAGTCATTGCACACTAGACCTGCTAGATCATGAGGGCATCCTTCTGCTCCAGTTGACCAGTAGAGTTGTTCACCCATCCATTTGGCATTACACTGGGGACACTCTTTTGCACTGAAAGAGTCCATAAATTGATATGCGTTGTTATAGTATTATTTATTAATTATAGCAAGATTGCTCCTATGAGCAACCCTTTAGCAAATGCTAACCAAAGCATTTGATAGTCAGATAATTTAAGTTTCTTCTGCCATTTCTTAGCAAGGTCTCTATCCCATGCAAGAAAACGTTTTAGCAATTCCATGCTCGTAGTGACTTAGATAGTCTATCGTCGCCTGTATTATTAGATGGTTTCTGTCTCTTTCTCATACCTTTCATTCTTGCACAGAAGGATGCCCGTCTGGGATTTCCAACCTTTTTTGAAGGTGCTTTAAGGTCAGATCCTGGATTTTCCTTTTCATAAGACTTTCGTCCTTTTTCGTTAAGTCCTCCTTCGGAGTTCTTTCCTGATTTTTTTGTCCATGCTGCTCCTTCTTCGACATGTGATGTCTCCTCTTTTTTAGCGCAGCGGTTGTACGTTTTACCAAAAAGTTTTTGAGTGCCTTTTTTCTCATAACCTTTCCAACACTTTTTCGCTTCTTCAAAGGAAGTTTCTTCTCTCTTATATGCAGGGACCTTAGCACCTTTCACACCACGACGTGCTTTGTGCTCTTCTCTACGTTTCTCGATAGTCTTTCCCCTTTTACCTTCAGGGTCAAACATACCAGGATCATCATGTCCAGGTCCACTTCTCCTGTAGTTTCTGATAGATGCTTTACCGTAATCGCTACGTCCTTTATCTACCTTTGCTTCATCAACTTGAACTTCTTCATTCTTAGGGCGACAGTCAGGTACTAACTTACCACCCTTCATTTTCATACCAACTTTTTTGTGTGTCTTCCAACATTCTGCTTGAAACTCAGAGAAAGTTTTGAGTCCTTCAAACTCTTCTTTCTTACTCTTGTTTCCCCAATTCTTTGCACCAACTTTTCGGCATTTGACAAGTGCACCGCTTGCATAAGCACTTGGCCAAACTGAATAACGAGATTTTACTTTAGTGTAACATGCGTCTTTTTCGCCTTCATGTATTTGTGTAGATTCTGTTTTCACGTTAATTGCTTTTCCTTTTCTGTTTGGGTTAGGATCTTGCTTTTGTTTGCGACGAAACGCTGAGTCTTCCTCATCTTTATTTAGGTTCTTTTTCATTTTACTGGAACCGCATTTAGGTTTTGTTGTCTGTCCAGGTTGTTTGGCACAGGGTTTCCCTGCGTATTTACCACCGAGTTGAACCCAACCAGGCTTCCCATCACTAGAGCGACTCTTAGAAAACCAGTCACGCAAAGAACTATCACCACTCTTCGTGCCTTCGGAGACTCCTTCGCCTCCTTCAGAAGACCCATTAGTGATACCTGATTCTTCTGCTGCTGATTCTGTTTCTTCTTTAGATGCATCTTTTACTGCGTATCTATCCCACATCCTACCACCATAGGCACACTGATTGCGTGTTTCTTTCTTACTGCATAGTCTGCAGTATCTTTTTTCTCCTTTAGTGGCAGGTGCACATTTCATGATTAGTTATAATGCATTGCAGGTTTGTTAGTTTTTCCAAGTTTTCCACTTCTGACTTTAGTTCCAGAAGTTTCTCCTTGACCAGAAGGATTCTTTCCTGCCTTAGATTTACCTAAAGCGAAAGACTTATATTCTTTACCCTTCTTAGATTCGGTATCATGCAGTCTTGCAGGTTTGTCCTTATCTTTAGTGATTACAGATTCCTGACCATGCTTTCTACCGAGACGACGCATGACTTTGCCGAAACGACGCTTCGACATTCCTTTGCCAGGACTTGTTTGGTATGAAACCTCACGTCCTGTGCCTTCGCCTGAGGAATATTTATACTCACCGACACCCTTTTTGTAACCGATGCCTTTCTTTTTAAGGTCTTTCTCAAGTCCTTTTCTACTTGCTCTATTTTTCTTTTCATCGGTTCCTCTGTCAGCAGAAATGTTTCCAGTCTGTTGTGTCTTAGACTTGGTTAGCATTCTAGTAGTGGGATTGCCTTCTACAATGTTAATAAAATCTTTGTAATACATAACTTTCAATTGTTCTTTTTGTGCAAGTTTGTTTGCAGTAGCGTACATAACTTCTTTGTCACGTTTTCCGTAGAGTTTTTTGAACCTATGTTGGTTCTTTTTCATTCCACGAACAATACGTTCTGCCTCTTGATTAACCGTTGCCACGTTAACCTCCGACTACTTGGATTTCCTCAACGACGATTGCGCCAGAACCTGCAGTGATTCCAACTGCACGCTTGACCACTGCTTGCTTACCAGAGTATGCGTAACTGTAATCAGCAGGTGCACTAGATGAATCAACATCAGTACTAATACTGTTAGGAGTTACAGCAGTAACTTTCTTACCTACTGTTCCTGCAGATAGGAAGTTTGAGTTGATTGCAGGAGATGTAGAATCATCTTCTACAGCGATGAAATCATCAACAGAGAATGGATGAGTATTTGTCATCTCACCAAGGTTAACTCCAAGTTGATAATCAGCAGTACTATCATCTACTGCTTTAGTAATTCTTGCTTGACCAGGTTTTGCTCCTGATTTAAGGAGGAGTGCTTCGTTTTGTACCAGTGTGATAGCAGGTCCACCATTAAATGATACTGTAGATGCTGCAGCAGTGGCAAGCACTCTATAATATCCTGTTTGTACTACTTGATATTCAGTTGCAGATCCTGCAATAGCGTTAGTACTCAATACTTTTAATACGGGCATTGTCGTGTCGTGTTATTTCGTGTCCTTTTTATTTATCTCTTTTTGCTGCTTTAACATTTTCTGTAACTCAGCAGTGCTACCAACGAACAAGGCATTAGTAGTATTGTTTGTAATCTTAGTTTGATCATCATCAAGTTCTTTCATCTTTTTTTGAAGATCAATTAACTTGTCTGCTACATCTCCCACATTCTTGATGAGTTGCCCTGCCACCTCATAAGCACGAGGATGATCTGACGCTCGTGCCACATCAAGTATTCCATCTACTGCCTCCTGTCCTTTCATTACAAGATTATGTAGTTGAGCACGACTAATTTCATAGTCCTGCTTTACATCTTGAGAATCTGTTTTCTTAAGAGTTGGTTTTACATTTTCAACATGTTTCTGTAGTTCAGAGGGTTCTGCTCCGAACGTTTCATTCAAACCACTGAAGGGATCTGCCATTAAATTGCCTCATCATTACCACTTACGAAGTTTCGTTTCTTATTATCTGTAAACTCTGACTTCATTTCACCGAAACCAAAGTCGTCGTCACTATCTAGGAGATCAGCATCTGCTTGATTGACTAAGAATACACTAGAACCAGAAGTGTGTGCTGCACCAGCAGTTCCTTCATGTGCTCTAATTACTGTGAGATTGTTACCAGATTTCTTACTAACTCTCATAAGTTCAGTATCAACATAGATGTGATCGAACTTAGCGATACCACTAGCATCAGCAACTGCTATTAGATTATCATCTGTATCTGTAGCAGCAGAAAGAGTAGTAACAACAGTTCCATCTCTATCCTGTAAGGATATAGGTGTTGCTTGATAACGTACTTCTCTTGGTGCTTTGTTGACATCTGTACTTGAATAGTATTCGACAGTAGACTTCTTGATAGTCGATGCTGATGTAACAGGTCCGTATAAGTATGTCTTTGCAGTAAATTGTAAAGTATAAATGATTGCTCTACGGGTAGAGAAGTCTCCCTCATATGAATCTTCATAATCAATATCGTTTAACACAACAGGGATATCTCTGATCTCACTCATTTCGGGCAGTAACTTAACTGCAAGATTATAATGAGGTTGAAATACTGGTAGAATTTGTTCGATAATTTGCAATCCATCTTCCTGATTCTTAGAGATGATTGCTAACTCAAATCCAATATTATATGGGACAGGCATGAAAGTATTTTTATTCTTTGATGCTGTAGTACTTGCAATTTTAATTTTCTGTGTTGGTGCTACCTTTCTAGAAGAATCGTAGGTGATACCAGTGATCTCAAAACCAATACGGGGTAAGGTAATTGATACCCGTTTGTTTGTAGGATCGGGTACTTGGTCTAGACGTGCTAAGAACTTATCTTTTGGTCCATATGCCAAAGGCACCTTCATCACTTCATCTTGACGACGAAGTTCGATATTGTTGAATAGCGTACCAAACGCAACAATAGTCTTTCTGAATATTTCGTGGTATGAATAATTTCCTAACATTAGATTGTAGTATCAGTAGTAGATCCGACTGAACCAAATGGATTTGATTCGGTAAAGTCGATGATGTCATTATCTAAAGTCTCAAAGTCGTTGTTCTGGTCGAACTCTGAGTTGACATTTTGAATCGTATTATATGTAGCAGTTGTCCAAGATGCACTAGAAGTGCCACCAGTGACCGTCTCAGGGACCTGGAAGGTGCCTGATCTGTTGATTACGATCAATGTCCTAGTACCAGAGTCAAAGGACTTAACCTCTGCAGTTACATTTGATGTTCCACCAGTGATAGTCTCACCTGCTGTAAATGTACCAGAACCTCCTGCTACAAGACCAACTGTAATCGCATTTGCGAATGCAGTTTCTACAGCATCGAGATCTGCAATACCAGTATTGATTTCCTCGTCGCTGTACTCGAATAGTTCACATTGACATTCCCAAACATATCCTTTTCCTAATTGATAGAAAGGTTTCTCTGCTTCTACAAACTGGATTGAGAATAAGTGTTTAGTTACTGGAAACCAGATTAAGTCCCCTTCGTTCGGTCGTCCTTCGACGTTAAGGACCGTACTGTCGTCAACAGCAGTTTTAAATTTCTCACGGGAGAATATAAAAGTTGTCTTGTCTTCGATACGGATTCCAAATTTGCTAAGTAACTCACCTTGTCCTTCCCATCCTTCAACATTATTGACGTATGCTCTAATAGGTTTCGCGCTTTCAAATTTTGAATCCGAGTCTTCTCCAAAGACCGAATCACGGTTGACAAGCGTTCTCGGAACATAGTAAATGTCTTGCCCATAAATCTCAATAGTTTCTACAATAAGGTTTTCGATGAACTTTTGCTCTTGAGCAGAACCGTTAATATTCAGTCTTGCACTGTTGCTATAGTCCGATTGTACATAATCCTGTGCGGGAGTGTTGGAAATTGCCATTACGGTTTACCCTACCAAGTCTAAAGGTGGAAGTTCATAAGTTGAGCGAAGTGTTTCTTCAAGATCTGTCTTGAACTTACTAGCATCATCTAAGATTTGTCTACCATTTAAGGTGACACCACCTAGCATTTGAATACCATCATACTTACTTAGGTTTCTTCCCCACTGCTGTTGGAATAATGCTTCAACATAATCCTTCAACCAGTTGTCATTAAACATGCTTGTGAATGTAACTGGATCTTGTCTAAGAGTGCATTCAACTAATAAGAAGTCACCTGCTGTCATGTCTCCCCAATCCATATCAAGATATAATCTACCTTGATGTTCATTAAATCTTACTCTACGATCTCTTTGTGAGTTAGTTACCCAGTCAAGAGTTTCAAGATACTGTGAAGTTAAGAAGTAATGTAGAATGTGACCATGCGTCATAGCATAGATGTCATTCAAAAAGATTTGATACTTAATGTTAAAGATATTTCCAGGAACGATACTTGATGCACCGATCTGAGAATATACATGGTTTACACCTAAAGTTCCAGGTGGTAGATCAACATAATTATCTTGCTCATACCATGCCGAAGAACCTGCTTGTGTATTTCCTTGTGCTGCAGTCTTGATAGCATCAGTAACCTCAATTTTCATGAAGGTTTTATAACTACCATTGTAGTGATACTCTTGGTAATAATCAATTGCTTCTTCGATTAGATCATCAAGTTGTTCAGTCGCAACGTTGATGTCTATCGTAGGATATCCTAATCTACGAAGAGCATAGTTCTTTAATTCGGTTTTACTTGCGGGTCTAGTAGCAGACATTTTTTATTAACTGAATGAGGATATTGTCAAAGTAGTAACATCATTAGCACTGACGACTTCTCCTTTTTTGTAGAATCCGTCAACATTATCAAGTGTTACTGAGTTAGTACCGATAGCGGTTATAACTCCAGTAGTACCAGAAGTAGCACCAGTAACTGTTGCTCCAACTTCCATCGTTGTGATATCAGTAAGAGTTAGAGTTGCATTGGTTGCAACGGTAGCAGTATTCACTGTACCACCTGATCCTGGGTTTGATCCATCAAGACCAGTTGGTTGAACAATAGTGATTGTCTCACCAACAGCATAACCAGTTCCACCGTCATTGATAGTAACGTTGGTAATCGCACCTGCAGATGCAGTAATATTTACCACCAAACTTGCAGATCCAGAACCTCCAGTCGTTGCTAGAGCAGTTCCTGTAACATAATTTGATCCACCTGCCAAGGATGCCAAGTTAAGTGATAACACTTTACCTGCATTGGCATTGGTGATTGTAACGGTGTCTGTGATTAGATATCCAGAACCGCCTGCGTTTACTGCAGCAGCAGTGATGTTTCCATCAGCATCAACTGTAGTATCAACAGTCAAACTAGATCCAGTTCCACCAGAAGTTGCGACTCCTGTTGCTCCTGTGAATCCCCCGCCACCACCAACACTGACTCCTGTTGTAACAACTGCACCAGGTGTTGGATCTCCACTAAGTGCTAGTGTGAGTGTAGTTGTTGTAGCAAGGTTGTTTAACATTGCACTTAACTGTTCAAATGCATTGTCAAGTTTTGCTTGAACTCTTGCTTCTGTATAATATTGATTAGTTCCTTCAGCAAGGTTAGTTGTACTCTTGCTAGAAAGATCAAGGTTTGCACCAGTAGCAGCAGCAACCCTTGCATCAGCACGAGCATTTGTGTAGTAAAGGTTTGTACCCTCACTAAGATCACTAGTAGATGCAGCAGCAATTCTTGCATCTGCTCTTGCATTTGTATAGTATAAGTTAGTTCCTTCTGATAGGTCACTTGTAGATGCAGCAGCGATTCTAGCGTCTGCCCTAGCATTAGTGAAGTATAGGTTAGAAGAACCTTCTGATAAATTATCT